AATACTATGAGAACAATAAACAAAAATGCGTAGATGCTACGATGAGTTGGAAACATAAGAATAAGGAATATATTTCTCAATACAACATCATCGCCTTCCCTAAATCCAGCGCTCAGCGTTGGGTGAAGGCTGTGTCCACCACCTCCACCTCCACTCACACCTACAGCTTGAATGCTCTTGCTGCCAAGAAATACGCCTAAGGTATTTCTGCGAGGGAGTGCGCGCCTGGGCCATTTGGTCTAGGCGCTTTTTCTTGTCAAGCAAGATCGGTAGACTGGGGCCATGAACCTTACTGAAGACTTAAACGTTTTCTTTAACAGCTCTCACTTTGCTGTGAGCTGCACAGCTGGTTCGACTACTGGTAAAGGCATCTTGGAGCAACCGTCCGAAATCATCGCGGACGGAGTTGTCTTGACCACCGACTACATGCTTACGGCCAAAGCCTCTGACTTTGGCTCGCTTGCTTATGGCTCGGGTATTGAGGTCGACGGCAACATGTATCAAGTTCGCAGTTCTCAGCTCGTCGACGACGGCTTAATCTGCAAACTATTCCTTACGAAGGTCTCGGGTCGCACGCTTACCTTGGTCGACGAAGACCTTGATGGCGGCGGTCCGACTACAGACCTGAGTGGTGCTGATGTCTTCGACGCCGGCGGAGTCTGACGATGGCAATTCGGATTCAAAACCGCCGTGGCACGGCATCTGAGTGGACTAACGCCAATCCCACTCTTGCTGGCGGTGAAATCGGGTTTGAGACCGACACCGGCAAATTCAAGATTGGCGACGGAAGCACCGAGTGGGATGATCTCGTTTACTCGTCTACTCGAAGCGCTTTTTCCTTGGGCGACCTGAACGACGTCGTGACAACGGACAAAACCGATGGCAGCGTTCTGTATTACGACTCGTCGACGTCTACTTTCAAAGCCGATGACATAAATACAAAATTGACACTTGCGGACGGCGGTAATTTTTAGGGATCAATCGTGTCAAGTTTCCCGGCTAAAGTGACGTAGGCAGATCCCTAGGTCTTAATTCTCAGCGCTAAGGAGGCACCACCCAGATGGCCAGTACCCTTCGGATCAAGCGGCGCGCATCTGGCGACGCCGGCGCCCCTTCGAGCTTGGCTAACGCCGAACTCGCGTTCAACGAAGTTGACGACACGCTGTATTACGGCGAAGGCACCGGCGGCGCAGGTGGCACTGCAACTTCGATCCTTGCCATTGGTGGTTCCGGCGCATTCACCACGCTGAATACCGCTCAAACGATTAGCGGTAACAAGACTTTTACCGGCACTCTTGATTTCAGCAGCGCAACTGTTGCAACGTTTGAGACCACCGGCAACGTCACGGTCGGCGGAAACCTTGTTGTTAATGGCACGACTTCGACCATTAACAGCACCACGGTCTCCGTGGATGACAAAAACCTTGAACTTGGTTCTACCGCTTCCCCTTCTGACGCCACTGCTGATGGCGGCGGCATCACCCTCAAGGGTGCAACCGACAAAACCTTCAACTGGGTCAACAACACCGATAGCTGGACTAGCTCCGAGCATCTGGATCTTGCTTCTGGCAAGGAATTCAAAATCGCTGGCACCTCTGTTCTGAGTGGCAGCACCTTGGGCTCCGGTGTTACCGGGTCCAGCCTGACCAGCGTTGGCACGATTACCAGTGGCACCTGGACCGGCAGCACTATTGCAGTCGCCAACGGCGGCACTGGTGCAACCACTGCATCCGGCGCACGCACCAGCCTTGGCTTGGTCATCGGCACCGATGTTCAGGCTCAAGATGCCGAGCTTTCGGCATTGGCTGGTCTGACCAGCGCTGCTAACAAGCTGCCTTACTTCACCGGTTCCGGGACTGCGGACCTGGCTGATTTCAGCGCGTTTGGCCGCACTCTGGTTGACGATGCCGACGCAGGCACTGCTCGCAGCACTCTGGGACTCGGCAGTATTGCCACCCAAGCCGCCAACAATGTTTCCATTACTGGAGGCACCATCGACGGCGTGACGATCGACGGAGGAACCTACTAGTGCCTGAAATCTACGGAGCGTGGGCAAGTCGTCGCGACAACATCGTGACTCTTGGCACGCTCACCGCAGTTGGAGCGACAGACGCAGTTGAGGTTTCTGGCCGCAACTTCACTTTCGCTCACGTCAGCAGTGGCTCCAACATCAGAACGATTGATGAGGGCAGCCTTGATGGCACAAACTGGTTTGCCTTAGGTGACGAGAAAACCCACGAGTCAACCGGCACTTATGGGCATCACTACCAAGACGTAATCATCAGGTTTGCCCGCAGCCGCTGTACTGCTATTGGCAGCGATGAATCTGTCGTTGTGACGATGGCCTGCGACTAAAACCATTTGCTATGTCCATGCTCATAATGCGGGCATGGACAAGCACACATTCAACAATTGGATAAAAGTGCGCGAAGCATTAGAGCGCGCCGGGAAGACCGATTGCTTGATTTACCGTAGAGCTGTGGCCATCACTAAGGGTGGCAAAGATCCCGGTCCCTTCGGTACGAACACCTAATGGCTACGAAGCGCGAAGACATCCTTGCGGCGATCAAAACAGCTCTAGCCGGAACCACAGGGGTTGGGACCAGGATTTACAGAAGCCGGGTCGAGGCAGTGGCTCGTGCAGAATCGCCCGCGCTTGTTATTGAGCCTCTCACAGACAACCCAGTTCAGAACACGGCTTTGCCAACGCTGGACTGGACGCTTCGAGTACGAATTAGCGTGATTGTGCGGGGCGAAACTCCTGACAAGGTCGCGGATCCGACGATTCAAAGCCTGCATTCAAAGATCATGGCGGACCTGACTTTGGGCGGCGAAGCCATTGACGTTCAGCCGGCGCAAACAACATTCAATTTCTTTGAAGCGGACAATCCCGCAGGCGTAATTTTCTGCGAATACGACGTGCGGTACAGGACGCAAGTTGCTGATCTGACCCAATAAATCACCAGATCTAGACTTGGGCCTAACAAGTCACTCGACTTACCATGACTGATGAACACCGTGGTGAAGGCGGGAGTTACCTGCTGGACCCGGAAACGGGCGAGCGCAAATTAATCAAGCGCACGTCTCCCCCAACACCATTCGAGGTAATCACTGATGGCTCTGCTACTGCGGAAACGCCTAATTCTGATCGAGACGGAGTCGACTTACGGAACGGATCCAACGCCAACCGGAACCGACGCCGTCCTCGTAAGGGATCTCAACATCACTCCTCAGCAGAGTGATGTCGTCAATCGCGATGTCGTGCGGCCTTACCTCGGCGCTTCCGAGCAATTGCTTGCCAACACTCGCGTTGAATGCACCTTCAGCGTTGAACTGACCGGTTCTGGCACTGCTGGCACGGCTCCTGCATACGGCAAAGCTCTGCAAGCTTGTGGCCTTGACGAGACCGTTGTTGCTTCCACCAGCGTCACCTACGCACCTGTAAGCGCAAGCTTCTCCAGCGTCACCATCTACTACAACATCGATGGTTTGCGCCACAAGGTGACCGGCTGTCGCGGCACCTTCCAGATCAACGCAAACGTCGGCGAAATCCCCACCATCGATTTCACCTTCACCGGCGTTTACAACGCCCCCGATGACAGCGCACTGCCTTCTGCGACCTTCGCAAACCAAGCCACCCCGCTGATCTTTAAAAACGGCAACACCAGCAGCTTCCAGTTGCTGTCCTACGCAGGTTGCCTGCAGTCATTCAGCTTCGACATTGGCAACACCCTTGTGTACCGGGATCTCATCGGTTGCGACAAGGAAGTTCTGATTACTGACCGTGCAGCCACCGGCAGCACCACCATCGAAGCAGTGAGCATCGCAACGAAGGACTACTTTGCTGCTGCTCTGACCGACACGAGCCTGGGCAACCTGGACTTCACCCACGGCACCACCGCCGGCAACATCGTGGACTTCGCCTCCACCCGTGTTGACATTGGCGATGTGTCCTACGGTGACCAAGATGGCATTGCCATGTTCAACATCCCCTATACCTGCGTGCCCAGCACCAGTGGGAATGATGAATTCAGCCTGGCATATACCTAAACTAAGCTGACCCCACACCACACCTTGGGCCGCCAATGCGGCCCTTTTTTGTGGCTGTAATATGGAGTCGAACTACTACTCGTTTTTATGGCGTTCGTTCGCAAGAAGGTAAAGACCTTTAAGTGGCCCGTGACTGTCATGGAGCCCAGCAGCGAGAAGCCTGGAGAGTTTGAGGAGTCAAGCTTTACTGCGATTTTCAAGCGTGTGAAGATGTCCCAGCTTGAGGAGATGGCGGAAAGCGGCGGGACGAGCCTTCTCAATAAGGTGCTTGTCGGCTGGGAGGGAATTGAAGACGAAGACGGTTCGGAGCTGAAATTCTCCAAGTCCGCGCTTGAAGAGTTTGCCGATGATGCTGACTGGACGCGCGCAGTTTTGAGCGCATATACCGCTACCTACGCAGAGGCAGAAGCAAAAAACTAAGAGAAGCTGCGATTTATTGGGCTTCTGGCGGCGAAACCGTCGAAGACAAAACCCAAGAAGACGCAGCTGTTTTAGGCATACAGATACCGAAACCAAAGCCAAAAGAGCCAAGCCATTTCGAGGTTTGGGACGAAAACTGGCCTGCAGTAGAGATGTTTCTACGCATGCAGACGCAGTGGAACGTCTCAATGACTGGCTTGGTTGGCTTGAAGTACGAAGTACTTGTTTGTTCTGGAGGCTTGTTTGACCTCTACAATGTGGAGGATCGAACGGATGTGCTTGAGCGTCTTCAGGTCATGGAGGCGACGGCCTTGACCGAACTGAGGAAGCGCTCTGATGGCTCAAGTTGAAGATCTAAAGATCCTTCTCAAGGTCCAAGACGCCGGCGGCACGCAGGTCATTGAGAAGCTTCAAAATTCACTGAGAGGCTTGCAGAGGGCGGCCAACAAGGCCAGCACCTCAGGTATCGACGTTGTTGCACAAAGCGTTCGCAGCTTTGACACGTCCGGCAAGAAAAATATTGAAACTCTTCGGACTCAAATAACCGCAATGAAGGCCCTGCGGGAGCAGGCAATCATTGGCAGCTCGCAGTTCAAGACGTTAACGGCTGATATCAACAAGTATTCGGCAGCGCTTAATAAGGCTGAAGGCGCAAGACCCGGAGGCGGAAGGCTTGCAGGCTTAGCTAAGGGTGCTGGAGCTATTGCGGCAGGTGGTGTTTTTGGTGGACCGGAAGGCGCAATCGGCGGCGCAGCTGGTTTGGCACTTGGTGGTGCTCCCGGGGCAGCAGTGGGTGCCGCGATTGGCGCTCAAGTTGGAATGTTTCGCCAACAGCTTGGCGGATTAGCTGAATATTCCGCTGATTTGGCAAAGCAGCGATTGGCGCTGCAACTGGTAACCAAAGACGCTGACCAGTATCAGCGTGCATTGAATTTTATTGCCACTACTAGCAAGGACCTGGCAATACCTCAAGACATCCTTACTCGTCAATTCACGAAATTATCCGCATCTGTCCTTGGCGCTGGTGGAAACGTTCAAGATGCAGAGAAAGCGTTCATTGGTGTCGCATCAGGCATTAGAGGCACCGGAGGAAGCCTGCAGGATCTTGAGTCAGCCCTGATCGCAACATCTCAGGTCTTCAGTAAAGGCAAGGTCTCTGCTGAGGAGCTGCGCCAGCAAATCGGCGAAAGACTGCCTGGTGCTTTCACGCTATTTGCTGAATCGCTGGACATGACTCCGGCGCAGCTTGATAAAGCGCTTGAGAAGGGTCAAGTAAGTCTTCAAGACTTCCAGACTTTCGCTGAAAAGCTCTTTAAGGAATACGGGGTTTCTGCACAAGTATTGGCAGATAGCCCTATGGCAGCGGGCGACAGGTTGACAACGGCTCTGGCCGGCCTGTCTGACACTGTTGGCAGCTTGCTCGCTCCAATTGGCGCAGCTTTTCAGTCGACTTTTGCCGATATTGCCAATGCAATTAATGGCGCAGCAAAAGCGTTTATAGACTTTTTTGGCCTTACAAAGGCTGGGCAAATGTCCCGGCTAACTCAACGGATTGGCGTAACAGTAGAAAGGCTCACTGCATTTGACGAGCGAAGGAAAAAACTTGTAGAGCGAGGAGTTGATACAACCGTCTTAGATTCTCAGATTAAAAACTTTAGGGATCGGCTGAACAAGCTCACCGATGAATACTATTCACTGCAAAAAATTGAAACGGCAATAGCAGCCGGCCAAGGGACAGCCCCAAGGCCAGGACTCCCTAGTGGTGGTGACGCAACTGGCGGTGGAGCGCAAACAAAGCGAGCACCGCTTTCTGAAAAGCTGGTCAGCCTCACAAATGCTTTGGCTGAGAAGACGGGCAAGGTTGAGGAGCAAGAGCTTGCCACCTTGCGTTACATGATTGCAAGGCAGAAAATTCTTGACAACAATCTTCTGCCTGCAACCAACAAGGAAATAGCCCTGAATCAAGCCTTGGCTGCATTCCGAAAAGAAATCGGAAGAATCAAGGAGCGCGAAGAAAAAACTGCTGCCAAGCTTCAAAAGGATCAAGCAGCTGCCGCGAAAAAGCAGGGAAATTTAGAGAGAGAGCTAAACAAGCAGCTTCAAGAACGCAAGCATCAGCTTGGACTAATTACCGACGAAGAGTATAAACAGTATTTGATCGCGGCAGAGCGCGAGCGCTTAAAAGCTGAGTTTCCCGGCGAGGCATTTGCAGGCAAGCGCGCCGAAGCGGAAGAGCTGTACCGCCGAGAAGTTGACCCCACTTTCAGGGAGGCCGGCGAAACCCAAGTGTCCAAGATGAAGGACGACTTGAAGGAAATGCTGAAGCCAATTAATCAGCTGAAAGAAGGCGCGATGGCATTCGGCGAAGCTTTTAGCTCAGCCTTTACGAACGTTGTCACTGGCGCTCAGACCGCTCAGCAGGCGATGGCCTCGTTCCTCAAGAACTTGGGCCAGTACTTCATTGAGTACGCCGCCAAACTGATCACTCAGATGATCGCTATTGCCACCATCCAAGCCGTAATTAAGGCATTGGGTGGGCCGAGCACAGGCGACGCCGCTGGAGCCAAGCCTCCTCTTCCCGGCAGTGTTGGCACCATTGCCGCTCAAGGCGCCGTTATGGATAAAGGCGTCAAGCGCTACGCCATGGGTGGCGTGGTCAACAAGCCGACCATGTTCACCTACGCCGAGGGCGGCACCGGTCGCTTCGGCCTGATGGGTGAGGCTGGCCCGGAGGCGATCATTCCGCTGAAGCGCGGCAACGACGGCCGGTTGGGCGTCTCGGCTTACTTCTCTGACGCCAATGCCGCGATGGCAAAGAGCGCTTCTAACCGCAGCTCTTCTGCCGCTTTTGAGGAGAACGCCGATGCTCTGGCGATGAGCACTAGCTACGTCCGGGAGCGCAGCCAAGAGCGCGAGCGCCAGACGATGCTTACCGGTGCCGGCGGCTCGATGTTGATTCAGACTCAGGTAATCAACAACGTCGAATACGCGACGATGGATCAGGTCGCTCAGGCCACCGCAGCAAGCGCCAAGCAAGCACGGGCTCAGGTCTTTGCCGACATCCGCAACAAGCCGGCTACTCGCTCCTCCTTGGGTATGCGCTGATGACGATTGCAATCGGCACCTACATCCGCCTTCTTAACGCCAACGGGAGCGATACCGGCTATCGCTTCCAAAACTTTTTTAAGGGCGACACTCGCACCTACGACTCCCTTACTTACACGTTCTCCGGCTTTGGATTTAGCGGTGGCACGCTTGACCTTGAAGGCGGCAACATCAGCGCCAGCCTTGTCGTAGCGCTCAACCAATTGAGCTTGGCTGTCTATACCCAAGCGGTAACTGATCGTTGGCTAATCAAACTGCGCACAGTTTGGCTCGACCCCGACACGCTTACCGAGGGCACCACGTATAGCGAAGAGCTGTATGCAGTGACCGGCTTGGAACATGACAGCTCCAGGCTCTCGGTACGATTAGGTAGCCCCCTAGATGCGGTTCGTGAGCACGCCCCACGGCGTTCATTGACCCAGCAGCTGGTCGGCTCACTGCCCACTACTGGAGAAATATCACTGCGATGACTCTTTCTCCTAAGGGCGCTGAGCACATTGTCCTGCTGCCTCAGGACCGGGAGATCATGGAGATCACCGGTCTAAGTGAGAGCGAGTATCGGCAATTTGTCCGTGAGCTCAAGCGTTACAGCAAGATTGAACCGGGCACGATCGTCAACATCGGGATTGACGCTCTAATCCTGTACTTAGTCATCGGCGCTGCCCTGAGCTACGGGGCAACGCTGCTGATGCCCAAGCCCAAGACGCCGCAGCAAGCGAACGTCACGACCAACACGGTCCAGGGCCAGAACATCGTTAACGGCGCCCGCTACACACCCAAAGCCGGCTTCGACTCGGTTCAGAACGTCGTCGAACTGGGCAGCGTTGTCCCGATTGTCTACGCCAACCGCCAAACCATTGATGGCGTGAGCTATGGCGGCTTCCGCGTCAACACCAACCTGCTCTGGAGCCAGATCTACAGCGTTGGCGGTGGTCAACTGCTTCGCAGCATGTTTCTTGTTAGTGAGGGCAGCGTTGCAGAGCTCGATCCAACGCAGTTCGCCATCGGCAACAACCTAATTAACAACTACGACTTGGCCATCACGGACCACGGTCGCATCTCCATCTACTACCGCCCTGATGGCGGTCGCCTTACCGCAGCTGACCATATTGCGGGTCAACTTCCTGCGAATGACGTAGGCAACGCCGAAAACGATGGTGGCACGGACGTTTTCCAAGTTCGCGGCGTCGATGACGCTTTTGCTCCTGACTTTTGCTTTGTCAGCACCCCGTCCAATCAGACGACGTTTGGCGTTCACAACTTTATCGGCAACAACTTCGGCTTTAAGGTCAACCCGGTGTTCCGCCCTGCAGTGGTGCTGCAGCCGGACCAAAACAATTACGTCCGCTGCCCTAACGACTGGCAAGCCCAAGCCCAGCGTGACAAACAGAACGTGACCTTTGCAGGCCGCGCAGGGATCGTTGGCACGGAAGGTCTGACGCCTTTGGCAGTGGGCGACACGATTACTTACACGATCTACGCCAGCACGGATAACGCTCGCACCTTCACCCAAACCAACCCCAACGGGGCAGACGGTGAGGAAACTTGCGGTGACGTGGCTCAGTCAGTTGCTGGCCGCCAGCGCAATTACGACGAAGCCATCAGCCTTGGCGAGCAATACCGCGTGGGCAGCGCCGTTGCCATCTGCACCGGTCGCACCGAGGCCGCGTTTGTTTCCGAGGTAGACAACAGCGGTGCTGGTGGTTCGCAAGCAATCACGGCCACCTTTGAGGTGGTTCGTGCAGGTCAAGTTGACGTTTACAGCCAAGCCACAATCGAGGGCGACGGCGGCAAAAACGCCACTAACGGCAGCCACATCCACAAGTTTGCTGAAGCTGTCTTCTCGACCGACCGCGAAGCTCGCGTCGTTGAGGTGGGCCTCCGCAGCAACATCCAGCTTCAGATCAGCGGTCTAGCCAACTTCCGCGATGCTCACAGCTATACCCGTTGCGACAACGAGGCTTGCTTTGACTACAACGGCCAGAACGCCAACAACATCGAGGCGATTGTTTTCCAAAGCGGCACTTACAGCAGCCCCGACACCCGCTACAGCTTCTTCCGCGTCGCCTACCGAGTTGCTGGCACGGACGATGCATTTACCGACCTAGAGCAACTCTTTGGTGTCCGCAGTGCAACCGGCGTTGCGTTGTACAACTACTTGCGGTTTGAGTTCCCCACAGCCAGCCGCTGGGAAGTCCGCCTTACCCCGGTAAGTGGCTGGGAGGTGCGCAACAACATCGCTGCTGGCGACTTGGAAGTGCTGGACCCGCACATCAATTCAATCCGAACCGTCACAAGCGGCGATGTGACAGTCCGCTTCACCGGTGTTTCTGTTTCGCGCAACACCGGCACATTCAGCGTGCCAAGTCTCAGCAGCCCGGACGGTGTCTCTCTCGGCCCACAGTTCGACGATGGCACGTTCTACGCGGACGAGTATGCCCGTCTTGCTGAATCCTTCATCTACAACGAGGTCACCAGCAGCGCCAGCCAACCCGAGCACCAAGTCGTTTACGTCAACACAATCTCCGAAAACCCCTCAACGCCTAACTACGACAACATGGCGATTGTCGGGGTCAACATCCGCAGCAGCACGGAGATTAGCCGCCTCGACCAGTTCAGCGTTTACGTCAACCAAGGCATCGGCGGGACCAGTAACTTCCCTGACGTCCTGTATGACCTAATGACCAACAAGCGCTACGGCGTTGGCAAGGTTCTTAATGCGGAACAGGTCGATTTGGCCAGTTTTAACGAAGCATCGACATGGACCTACCGCCGTCGTTATTTCTTCGACGGCGCCATCTCCGAGCGCATCAACATCCGCAGCTGGGGCGCCAAGGTCGCCAACGACTACTTGCTTGATCTGGTGGTTCGCAACGGCAAATTTGCGCTGCAGCCGGTGGCCACGTTCGGCGGACCTGAAACCATCTCAGGCCTGTTTACCGCTGGCAACATCCTTGAGGACACGCTGGAGTTTGCCTACGCCGACGTCCAAGACCGTCTTCCTATCAAGGTTTCGGTCAAATGGCGCCAAGAGAAGGAGTCGTCCAACACCGTTAGCCGTGGCCTGTTCCCCGTGGTCCGTGAGGTGACCGTGCGTGAGACCGGCGTTGATGAGAACGCCCCATTGGAGCAAATCGATCTCAGCGATTACTGCACAAGCCAAGCTCACGCTATTGACCGCGCCAAGTGGGAGCTTCGCAGCCGCCGTTACACCACTCACTCAATTAAATTCACCACCACCCCTTCCGAGGCATCGCTGGATATCGGCAGCGTGTTCAAGCTGGGAATTGAAACTGTCACCTATAACCAGCCTGCAAACGGTGCCATCGCTGACGACGGCACGGTGACTTCGTGGCCAGAGCTTGCTGACGGCACCTACACCGTTTTGTTCTGGGACGGTACGACCAGCGATGTAGAGCAGATCCAACTGCAGATCACCAACGGCAAAACCTCCAAGTCCAACGGCGTCTTCTGCATCAAAAACAGCACCACCGACGCCCAGACCTACAAGACGCAGTCGATCACATTCGACCAAGACGGGAACATCGAAGTCGAGGCCACTTATTTTCCGACCGACTCCAGCGGATTTAGCCTGTTAACAAAGGGCTGGAACGAGTCCAACAACTGGGTCATCGAGGGCACGTTATGAGCGTCTCTTTTCCTGCGCTTTCACCGACTACTCGGACATTTACGCCAGGCGCCTACGCCACCAAAAAATTCAATGCCGTCAATGGTGCCAGCCAGACTCGTCTGTATGGCAGCAAAGCATTCGATGCAGAGTTGCAGCTCGACTTTGTGACCAGCGACTCAGACACCGCTTCGCTACTGGCGAGTTGGCACAATTCCAAGGGAGGCGCGTACACCCTGACGCTGCCATCCGAAGTTTTTACCGGTGTTGCCCAAGATCTCAAAGATCAGGTCCCGACTTACTTAAACTGGCGCTGGGCTGAGATGCCCTCGGTCGAATCGCTCTTTCCTGGACGGTCTAGGGTGAAAGTACGACTCGTAGCTACTTTGGACGCCTGAAATGGTCTTAACTGGAGCTGACGGCCAACTTAAGTACCAAGGCACAGTTGTCGGCAAGGTCCGTGACTGGAGCATCACCGTAACCAAGGATGCCCTTGAGGACACTTCGATCGGCTCGTACGATCGCACCTACATCGGCGGCCTGCGTGGCACGACCGGTAGCGCCACTGTTTTATACGACCCCGACAATTATCAGGCGACTGTTTTTCTGAACTCGATCTTCAACAACACTGAAGATGTTGAGCAGGTGAACTTTGTGTTCAACCGCCTTGATAACAAGTCGTTTGCTTGCACGGGTTTCGTTACGAGCGTTAGCCCCAGCATCAGCGTCGGCAGCGTCCAGGCAGTGAGCGTCAGCTTCCAAGTTTCTGGCAAGCCCGTTGGAGAGTTCTAATGGCCGTTCTTGGGATCGGTGGAAGGCTTTACCTAAAGCGTGAAGCACCCGAAGCTTGCGTTATCAGCTCGTTAACGGTCACCTCGGACGACTCCCTGTTGACCTACTGCCCTGGTTACTGGACCGGGGACAAGGTCACGACGTCATGCCTTCCCACCGGTGGCGGCAACTTCCCGCCAAATCCTGACGGCTATGGCACGTATTACGGAAGCCGCTATTTCCAAGGCCCCAACCGCACTCAAATCAACGGCACCAACGACACCTTTTACAAAACATCCTCCGAGGAGTACCCGACAGGCGAGGCGGGCAATGATTCGCAGTTTTACTCCCGCGTAGGCGACGTATCCAACTCCGAAACCCTGGTCGCTTGTGGCGACGGCGAATACTGGATCCACGTTGACGAGCTTGGTGCGATCAGCTTTTACACCTCACGCGCCAACGCACTTGAAGGTGACCCCGCCGATCGAGTCAACCTGTTTCAAACCATCTATGGCGTGATTGGCCTCGCCCCCTTCGGCAGCGCCAATTACAACAACGCTTTCTGGCGTTGCGTCACTGAGGTCAACGATTACACCGCCGGCGACGTCCAAGACATCACGTCGCTGGCATCGATCTGTGCTGACGCCCCGGATTACGAAAGCCCGGCATTTGACTCTGACGAGTACGAAAACGCCAACGTTTTGCCCCGCAGCACTACTGCCGGTCAGACCGCTCCTTACTGGCAGCTCATTTGCGACGTTGCCAACTGGTCGTTGGAGCTGTCCGCTCCAAGCGTCGACACCACTTCACTTAGCGAGAAGTTCGGCGAGGCCGTCAAATCGCTTGTCACTGGTGGTGGCTCCGCTGAGTTCCTGATCGACCGCAAGTCCCACACCGACGAGCAGGACAGTGGCACGACCATGATGAAGCTGCTGCTGATGACGGAGAAGGGCTGCAAAGCGTCCGCCCGTTTCTACTTGGTCAATCGCGGCGGTGGAGTCCAAGGTTCATCGGGCCAGCTGCCCGGAGACCTGTATTACTCCAGCGAATTGCTAGTCACCAACAGCGCAGTTAACGTGCGCCCAACAGAGATCATCGCTGGTACGGCGAACTTCGTTACTACGGGCGAGATTAAACTGCTAGAAGCAACTGACACTGTGATCCTGTGACCAAAATCACTCGTGCCGGTCAAACCGGCTCCTCAGGACACATTGATGTCCCGCAATCGGGCTTTCGGGCTCAAATCGACGCGCTGACCGATGCGATTCGTCAGCTGGGCGGCAACGCGGAAATTACAAGTGGTTCGACTGTTGTTAATGATCCGCTGAGTGCGCAATACGTTCTTTATGTAAACCCGCAGATCGGTAACGATACTTTTGTATCTGGCGATTATTCCAGCACTGACGACGGTACTCAGAGCCAAAAGCTGCGTCGCATCAGCCTGCAGCGTCTGGAGTGTGGATATACCGAAGCTCGTCCTTTTAAGACGATCAACCGTGCCGTCATTGAAGCGGCAATCATTACCAGCCGCAGCTTTTTAGACCCCGCTGCTGGCGACGATCTGGTTTCGATCGTTTTGGCTCCAGGCGTTCATACCGTTTACAACGGCCTGGGCACCGCAACTCCTGACGACTGGAGCGATGGCTTTGTTCCGACCGCAGCCCAGCTTCAGCAATACAACGACAACACCGCCGGCGGCCTGATCCTGCCCCGTGGCGCGTCTCTGATTAGCGCCGACCTGCGCAAGACGCTGATTCGTCCTGACTACGTTCCATCCCCGACCGACGAAGCCGCCAACTACAGCAACCGTGGTGCAATCTTCCGGGTTACCGGCGGTGGTTATTACTTTGGCTATACATTCCTAGATAAGGCGGGATCAACCACCAGCCACCACTTGCTGGACTGCTTCCAGTTCACCAGCGAAACTCAGCTTGACGCCTTCTACGCCAAGGTTTACGCCAAACTTGGCACGCTCGGCGGTCTAAGCCAAGTCAACACTGATAGCCGCGAAGTTGAATACCAGATCACTGGTCCTCAACCTGCAACTGCAGCCGCATCTGTTGACACCGTAAGCAGCGCAAGCCCTTACATCTACAACTGCTCAAACCGGTCTACTTACGGTTTGTGCGGCATTTTTGCTGATGGTTCTGCCGCCCAGGGCTTCAAGTCCATGGTGGTGGCTCAGTACACCGGCGTGTCCCTTCAAAAGGACATGGACGCTTGGGAGAAATACGACAGCGGCAGCTGGACCGGGGTTACCGACTACGCCGACTACATCTCCCAAGATCCCGACAACGTGCGAATGAAGCCGACCTGGCGTTCATTCCACATCCGGGCTGTCAACGACGCCGTCATTCAAGAGGTCAGCGTTTTTGCGATTGGCCAAGGCATTCACCACTGGGTGGAAAGCGGCGGCGAACTGACCGTCACCAACAGCAACTCCAACTTCGGTGGTTGTGCAGCTCTCGCCGAGGGCTACAAAACTGCGGCCTTTACTGCCGACTCCGATTGGACCGTCAATCGCCTGCGGGTTGCCACCAACCTGACCGAAAAGACGGGCAACATTAAAAAGATTGTCCTGGGCACCGTTGCTAGCAGCACCAGCAACACCGCCACGACCATCACGCTGAACCTCGACCTTGAGGCCGGCACCTACGACTCCGAAAACCCTCGGGTACTGGAGCGCCTCAATTACAGCCTGTTTGAGGACTCCTACCTCTGGATTGAAAACAGCCGTTCCAACGATTACCGGGCTCAGCTGGCTGCAACCGCTTGGTCATCCAGCAACCCCAACCAAATCGTCGTCAAAGCTGCCTTTGTTAATGAGGACGGCACCGCCCCTGGCGACAATGTTCTGGACAGCCAAAACCAAGACACGGGAATTGATTATCCCGATCTGGCTGGCGCCAACGTTTACATCCGCCGTCTGCAGGACACTCGGACCACTTCCGAGCGTCGCTTCGCACTGCTCGGCGCCAACACCAGCGCTGCTGCTCGCACCCCGCTGCGTGACTACATCCTGCAGACCAACACCGGTGCAGGTCACATTGACGCTCTGATCGGCAACGACGCCTTGATTGGCGTTGGCACGTCTGCTGCGGTTACCGACGCTGCCGGCAACAACGCTTTGGTCGAGCTGCGCCGGCTCAACCCCACCAACACTTGGACTGCCGACACCTACTACCGCGCTGGTGATGTTGTCCGCAACAACAACAAGCACTACAGCTGCATTCTTGAGAACAGCGACTCCACGTTCGATGTTTCTAAGTGGAGCGAAGCCTATGTCCACATGGAGGAGGCTTACAACGCTGAGGACTATTTCAAGAACACCCAGCCGACGATCTACTTCGACAACGACACAGACGGCGCGGTTGCTTCAACAACTCTCGGCTACAACCTGACCACCGTCTGGTCTAGTGATGCTCGGGTTCGCGCCCAGTACCGCTCTGCCACTGACTACAAAGGTCTGCACTCCCTGCTGACCAGTCTCGGCTTCAGCGCTGCCAACGCTCACACAATTTTGCTGCCCAAGACTGCAGCTAATCGTGACCGCAACCCCAGCAGCGCACTGGACAGCATCGCTAATCCGAGTGGTGCAGCCAACGCTTGGGCGAACTGGTCGATCGAATTCCGCCGTCCGTCGAACATCCGACTGTTTGGCCACGCCTACGAGTGGGCCGGCTACCTCAACTACTCCAAGTCGCTGCCTAAATACCAGCGGGATCTGGGTACTACCAACAAATTCACCTACTACTTCACCAACCAAGATGCTGGTCGTGTTTACGGCAGCGGTTTTAACGAAGAAGGTTTCTTGGTTACGCCGCAGGGTGTCCAAGACCTGAGCACTGGCGAAACCTCAAGTTTTGACTCTCTTGGTGGCTCGCAGCCCACCGACGAGATCGAGTTCCCCACCTTCTACGACGCCCTCAGCGTTAACAACCACACGATCAACACCGAGCTAATTATCAACGGCACGGTTACCGGCAACCCCACTTGGGACGGCGGCTTTGGCGGCGTGCTTCCCGAGCTGCCCGAAGCCAACGAAACCACCCAAGGCATCGTCGAGCTGGCGACTCAAACCGAAACCCAAGCGCTGGCGTCAAACTCGCTGGCCGTCTCACCGTTCGGTCTGTCCAGCGCACTGACCGACCTTCAAACCACCATCGTCAACTCAATCACCAACCAGCTGGTTCCAACTGGCACGGTGATTCACGTTGCTGGTGCAACTGCCCCGGCTGGCTGGCTGATCGCTAACGGCGATACCGTTCCAAACGGCAACGGCACGGTCCAAGGCGTAACCGCCAACTTCTCCGCCCTGTTCGCCGCACTTGGCACGACCTACGGTGGCGCGGGCGTTCTGCCCGACCTGCGCGGTCAATTCATTCGTAGCTGGAACTCCGGCGCCAACGGCGATGGTGCAACGTCAGCACTTGATACGGGCCGCGTTCGCGGTTCCGATCAGGACGACGCAACCGCACGTCCGACGACCGCATTTACCGGAACAACCAACACCGCTGGAAACCACAACCACACCTGGGGCGGTATCGGCGGAAGCGGTGGCAACAACGCTGCATTCGGTCAAGGTTACGCGGTCACGAACAACAACACGAGCAGCGCAGGCGAGCACAACCACACCTGCACAATCAACGGCGGTGGTGATGCAGAAACTCGCCCGAACAACGTTGCATTGCTTGCTGTGATTAAGTACTGATCGCTAGACTCAGGGCACCTCTGAATAGGGGTGTCCTCCGGCTAGATAGCCATGTCCGTACAACTCGTTCTCAAGAACAGCTCTGTTCAGGACAAGGAGGCCACCGCAGCGCAGCTTGCAGTTGGCGAGCTTGCACTTAACTATCACTCTTCCGGCCCATTCCTCCAGTGCGAGGACAGCGCCGGCAACATCTGGCGCCTGGGCGGCGTCGTTATTGCATCGACCGCACCATCCAGTCCAAGCACGGGCGCTTGGTGGCTGGATAGCGACGACAACCACCTTTATTTCTATAACGGCAGCAGCTGGATTGAAATCCAGACCGGCGAGATCGTCCCCGGTGATATCACCGAGGGCACCGCACGCCAACTGCTTCAAACCAACGCTGCTGGCAACGGCACCGAGTGGACCAGCAACATTGATGTTCCTGGCACGCTTGATGTAACCGGCGTCGCCACTTTCGATAACAACGTTGTTATCACCGGCAACCTGACGGTCAACGGCACAACCACCACCATCGACACCACGACTTTGGTTGTCGAGGACAAGAACATCGAGCTGGGTGTTGTTGGCACGCCCACCGATACCACTGCAGACGGTGGTGGCATCACCGTCAAAGGCGCCACTGACAAGACCCTGACTTGGGTCAACAGCACTGGCATGTGGACTTCAAACCAGCCGTTGGATGTGGCGGGTGAAGTTCAGTGCGACAGCCTGGATGTTGATGGCGTAGCCGATATTTCAGGCAATGTCACCTTACACGGCAACCTGGATCTGCAGGACAACGACAAGATCCTGCTTGGTACGGGTGACGACCTAGAGATTTTCCACAACGGAACTAATAGCTTTATCAAAGATGTTGGAACAGGAGATTTATACATCCAAGGCGATGGGGATCTTTTCATTCAAAACGCTGCTGCAACTGAAAATAAAGCCCTTTTCCGCAGCGGTGGTGAAGCTAGGTTTTACTACGACAACTCTCAAAAGCTAGCCACCACCTCCGGCGGCATCGACGTAACCGGCACGGTTGAGGCTGATTCGCTCAGCAACGGCACGTCCAACGTGTCGGTGGCAGCTAGCGGAAACATCACGGTCACCCACAGCGGTACTAATACAGTCACTTTTGCTAGCAGCTCAACTTGGCTCAAAGGAACCGCCGATGCTCAGTTAAAGATCCAGGACTCCAACAGCAGCGGAGACGCCTCTGAAACCGGGATTGAATTCGTTGATTCCAATGGCGCAATACAGGGAAGAATTGGAGTTCTTTCTAGTGGCAACGACGATCTTTACCTGGGTACATCTCAAGTTGGCGGTCAAATCAATTTTCAGTCAGGCAGCAACCAGACCAGGCTCACTCTTAATGGAGATGGCCATTTAGTACCTAACGGCAATAATCTTTACGATCTTGGCACGTCTGGAACCCAATTCCGCAACGCCTACTTCGACGGCACGGTGACGTGTGATGGGTTGACGAGTGATGGATATGCAACTTTTAACGGTGGTGGTGAATTTAATACTGGTGACGTTGTTCTTAATGGTGCAACAGCTGGCAGACTTGTTCGTTGGGATCATTCTGAAAACGCTTTAGAGTTTGAAGATAACACCAAAGCACGGTTTGGTTCTGGTAACGACCTAGAGATTTACCACAACGGGACTGATACCTACATAGACAACAACACTGGAAATGTTATTGTTAGAAATTTTTCTGACGATAAAAACATCCTCCTTCAAACAGACAACGGCTCTGGTGGAACCACAAACTTTGTGGAGTGCAATGGAATCGTCGGTGAAACCCGGCTATTCCATTATGGAAACCGAAAGTTAGCCACTAAGTCCACCGGCATCGACGTGACCGGCACGGTGACGTGTGATGGGTTGACCTGCGAAGGCAATGCTTTTATTAACTCAACTAGTGGTCAGTTAGATCTAAAAGATACTAACAACACAGGAACTGGTGCACAAATTTCAATTACCGCCAGGGATTCTGCTGACACGGCGAAATGGCAGATCGGTCAAACTTCCACTAGCAACGAAAACCTTCGTGTTTGGAACTACACCAACGCAGCGTTTGAAGTTGCTACTAACAACCAGGTGCGTTTCATTGTTCAAGGTGACGGGCACGTTGCTCCAAACGGCACCAACACCTACGACCTAGGTGGCTCAAGCAACCGCTGGCGCGACATCTACACCCAAGACATTGATGTCAATGCAACCGCAACCCTGCAAGGCAAGGTTGTTGGCATTGAGCGGACTGCAACTGCTTCTTCCTTCAACCTAAACAGCGGCAACATGTGGACCTTCGGCGCAATCGCCGTTCCAAACCCCACCAACCAAAGCGCTGGCATGATGGGCAGCCTGCGCGTTACCGCAGCACCTACCAGCTTTGCTTCTAACTGGAAATTCCCAGGGGGCACTTACACAGCACCCACATCATTCCCAGCCGTCGCACCATTCTTCGTGCAGGCTAGTGGGACTATTCTTGTTGGCAGCTGGACTGAAGGTATCGCCTGATGATTGGAAACTACTTCTTCAGCTCCAGCGGCGCCGCCGCCTACGAGATCGAGCAGAGCCTGCGGTTTGACAGGGACGACAGCACGCAATTAACTCGTACTTTTGGCACATGCACCGCTAGTGGTGGTCCTTGGACCACTTCAATGTGGGTCAAACTTGGTTTTGGAAGTGGTGATGGAAATATCTATGCACTTTGGGGTGCTGATACTGGCAGCAGCACGTCAGGCGATAACTACGGCACTTTGAACTCAGCTCGCAAATGGTCTGACTATGTAGAGCGCAACAACGGCACTTGGGGCATGAGCGCAACCGTTCAAGGCGTGGCTAGAGATCCGAGCGCTTGGTATCACTACTTGCTTTCATACAACCAACCCAACGGCGCAACACTTTGGATCAATGGCGTCCAGCAAACTTATACCTACAGCAACGGGGGCAGCAGCTCTGGAGGCAACTTTGGTTCTGAGGCTTCTCAGTGGAACCGCAATAGCGTGACTGGTTCCATTGGAGCTGCATACACAACAAACGGCTACTCAAACTTCCACTGGCAAGGCTATATCGCTGAGGTGCATCATTTAGATGGCACCGCTGTAAGCGATCAATATGACTTTGGCGAGTTTGATAGCAACGGTATTTGGCGTCCCATTGAATACACAGGCAGCAGCTATGGGAATCAAGGATTTTATTTGAAGTTTGACCCGTCAGCCAGCAATGGCATCGGTCACGACCACAGCGGCAACGGCAACAACTGGACCGCTACTGGCTTCACCACCTCCGGCACTGGAACGGACGTGATGAGCGATACGCCGACGACGAACTGGTGTACGTTAAACCCGCTTGCTAAGTCCAACGGAACACTTTCCGAGGGTAATTTGCGATGGCAGCCAAGTGGCAATAACGCATCTGCGTGGTCAACTTTTGCCGTCAACAGCGGAAAGTGGTATTGGGAGGTAACAAAAAACAGCGGGGATATGGCGCTCATGTTGTCGCAGGAACCAAAATTTAATGGATTTCAGCCAGACAACGTTACGACTGCTCTTTCTGCTCGTATGTATTACAGCAACGGGAGCTCCTCAACAAATAGTTTTAAGTACAACAGCACTTCTACCGCATTCCCATCCGGTTTTGGCGATGACACCAACGGGAATATTTATTCTTTTATGCTTGATTTTGATGCAGGAACTTTCAAGATCAGGCGAAATAACGATTCAGGGACAGAAGCGTCGTTCACAATGCCTGCGGCGCTAACCGCAAAACCGCTGCATATTGGTTACTCGGTAGCTTCAACTTGGCCGTCCGGCGACTTTACCTATAATTTCGGCCAACGCGCCTTTGCCTACACACCGCCTTCCGGTCACCTTGCGCTGAACACGTCGAACCTCCCCGCGCCGGACATTGCCGATGGGTCGGATTATTTTGGAGCCGATCTTTGGACGGGTAATGATGCGACACGCGACATAACTGTTGCAGACAGTCAAGGCAACACTTGGGCTCCTGATCTGGTTTGGATCAAGATGCGAAACAACACGATGAGTCACTATTGGTATGACACAGTTCGTGGAGCAACTAAAAGCATTTCGTCAGATTCGACTCGCGCTGAAACTACTGATGTTGGACGTTTGACTGCGTTTAACACTGATGGGTTTGAACTTGGTTCTAGCAGTCGGGTCAATTCTTCCCCAAATACTTATGTTGGTTGGAGTTGGCTGGCAGGCGGCAGCGGCTCAAGCAACACCGATGGCAGCATTACTAGCACGGTAAGCGCCAACCCCTCGGCTGGTTTCTCGATTGTTAGTTATACCGGCAGTGGGTCAAATGCCACTGTTGGGCACGGGCTTGGTGTTGCTCCTGGGATGGTAATAATTAAAAGCAGAAGCAATGCGACTGAGTGGATTGTTTACCACTCTGGAATTGGTGCAACGAAATTTTTAAATTTGGATGGAACTGGCGGCGAAGCTACAAATTCCAGCGTATTTAACGACACAGCACCTACAAGCACTACGTTTGCTGTTGGCACTGTAGATGCTGTTAATTACAACAACTACACATATGTCGCCTACTGCTTTGCCGAAGTCGAAGGCTACAGCAAGTTCGGCAGCTACACCGGCAACGGGTCAACTGACGGCGTATTTATATACACCGGATTTAAGCCAGCCGTTCTAATTTACAAGAGAACCGATAATGCACAACCTTGGTACATGCTTGATACGACAAGAGATCCGTACAACGTTAGCTACAAGCTTCTTGTGCCTAATTCCAGCGCTGCAGAAGACACTGGCTCTTCTCCGGTTTTAGATTTCCTTTCAAACGGATACAAGATGAGAAATTCATACAACACTGCTAACGCATCCGGTGGTACTTACATATTTGCCGCATTTGCTGAAAACCCATTCGGCGGGGAAGGTGTTTCGCCCGCCACGGCAAGATAAATGAAAGTAAAAGCTACAGGTGTAACCAAACATCCCCTCTACTCCACTT